GTGCCGCCCGCACCTATTGCCTTATGCCAAAGCATTTCTAGCCACCCGAAACCACTACACCAAAAAGAATGTTTGCTGCGCCAAAATAATCAACCTTCCATATGACTACAGTGGCATCATCCCCAATAACTGGCGCTTGTGAGTCGTTGTTAAGCCAAGTAATACTGGGCCAAGTAATAGTGTATGCCGATTGAAATACAAGAAGAGTTATTGCTTGGCCCACTGAAAACCCGTCTGTAAAAGTTACATTTCCAGTTGGAATTATCATTTGAAAAGAACCATTATCTGGCTCCAATGTCAAAGTGCCACTGCTAGTGGTAAAGTTAAAATAATCCTCAGTAATAGTCCCAGAAGTAACAACTGGGTTAGTCGAAGACATAACACCAGATGGCGCAGGGAGGTTGGTAAGCTGAGAGCCATCAACGGCAGGCAGACGGGCAGAGCCATCAAGCTGAACAATCTTGCTTGCGGTTGTGCCTACATCAACATTGAAGGTTGTGCCTGAGAGGCCAAGACCAGTTCCTGCGCTATATGTGGTATTAGTGTCAGGTGGCGTTGCCCAAGTGAAAGAACCATCGCCATCAGCACGAAGATACTGCGAGGTTGTTCCATTGCCCGTGACGTTCAGTTCGTTTGCACCAACAGCATTGGATACAATCTGAGCATTGATAGAAGTTGTGCCTGAGCCTGACAAATCGCCAGACAGTGTGATCGTCTGGTTGCCAGTGATAGCACCAACATCAGCAGCAGTGAGCGTCTTACTACCAAGTGCTGTAACGTGACCAAAGCCATCAAGAGTTACGTCTTGGATTACTGTAGCGCCACTATTGTCTACACTACCTTGAGACGATGTGTCAGCGTGAGAAAACTGGGTTCCAGAAAGACCAAGACCTGAACCTGCCGTGTAAGTGGTATTAGTGTCTGTGGAGCTAATAGTGAAGCTAGGATAAGTTCCTGAAACACTAGTAGCACCAGAACCAGTGAGGCTCACAGTCTGATCTGGCGCAGTGTTAGTAATCGTCAGAGTGCCGCTAGACGTAATTGGTGAACCTGATACGCTAATGCCCGTGCCTGCGGTTGCTGCGACAGATGTGACTGTGCCAGTTGTGGTCGAATAGCCCGCATCATTAGTCAGTTCTGAGATATTATCTCCAGACTGCAATGCACTATCAGCCAATGCGCCCTGTGCAGCCGTGGCGTAATCTGTTGGGTCAAACGCCTTAACTGCGGCAAGGTTTGTCACCTCGCTATCCATAAGTGCGCCTGCGGCTGTCACATTAGCTGTGTCAGTTACATCAGCGCCCGCCTCAATGCCATCCAGCTTGGTCTTGTCGCCATCAACAAAAGCACCCTCAGAAGGTGGCTGCTGAATGTCCACGCCCGCCGCAGTGACAAACACAATAGCATCACCTGAGAGGTTCAACAAACTCCCAGTGCTGCTTTCTGTCAAAGTGCGCGAGAGCGTTGTGCCAGAGGCAGTATATGTGCCAGTGCCGATCTCCCAAGCGGAGCCATCTTCAATGGTGTATCGGACAGTCTGGCCATCGGTCACGCCAGCATTGGCAAATGTCTGGAACCCATCCACGGCTGTGGACAGGGTAATTGTTCCAGTGCCAGTGGTGGCTGTGGTTACTTTTGCTCTATTAACTAGCGTGACCATGTTTCGGCCTCCATTCTATTTCAAATTAAGCAGGATCAGGGATGCCAATCGAAACAGAAGATAGAGTGAACGTGTTGCCAGATGTTACCGACTGAGAAGCAGTCAGCGAACCAGTGGCAAGCAAACGCTCATTAACAGTGTCAATGATGGCGTAGTGCGTTGCTGTGCCTGTGCCTGTAACATCGCCACCTGTGATAGCCGCAACAACAACCTCACGGCCACCGCCAGAGCGATCCTGTGGCGCGCCAATAGACAGGCTTGTGCTATTGCCCAAGGCATAAGTTGCGTTTGCTTCAGTGTAAGTTGTCGCCTCTTGCGAGGTGATTACGATTTTGTTCGCTTCAGTATCCAAAACAGTCAAGCCGTTGTCGAATACGCGATCTCCAAGTGTTGCCATTTTGGCCTCCGAAGGTTCAAGTTTGCATATGCCTGCGCACTATATCATGGTTTTGCAGGCCAATCCACCTGATGCGGGAAACCAGCCTGCTGCGGGACGTTAAGTAAAGCGTCGCGATAATCCGACCAAGCCTGCTGTTCATCTGCTGACATATCGGCCCAGCGCAATGGATTGCTTACAATCGGGTCAACCTCAAACCGCAGCTTTCCGTCACGTTCAGAACGAACATTTGCCGCCACATCAGCATCAATCTCAGCCTGAGTTGGTGCAACCCAATCAGACCCATCCCAAATATGCAAATGAGATGGCTTGAGTGGAACCTCAATCGTTCCATCAGGGTAGTGAGATTTAGTCGCATCAGTTGGCTCAGACAGGGTTTGCCAATAACCACGATCTGGATGAAAGAAACCTTTTTCCATTATCTCAACTCCGCGACAAAATTAATGCCCTGTATACGATAGTATATACCGTTTGGAACTATAACAGAAAACGGATTAGTAAAATCATTTTCACTACTGTCCATTAGCGTAACCCAGTTTGAGTTATCAGTTGAAACCTGAAAGCCATTTGAGTTCTGCCAGCCAACTTCGCCAGATACCATAATAGGCGCGCCCGTAGTGTTTTGATAGGATGTGCCAGATGATCGACTAACAGATTGCCAAGTTTGACCTAAGCCGCCCACACCAAACTCACCGATGTCAAAGTTTACAGTCTCACCACCAGCACTATTAGTTGTATTTGATACATCCGTTCCAATCACATAATCATTCTGGGCTGGTTGTGTGACTGGAAATGTTGTTGTGTCATTGATCTTAGTCATTATGCCACTACAGCCTCCAATATGTTGCCACTTTCATCCTGCAAATCATTGTTACTTTCGTCTGTAACAGTTGCAGTTATGCCAGTGAATACTTCCTCTGACATCTCTCTCAGGATCATATTTACCTGAATATCCAACTCTTTCATACCCAGTCGCCAATCAACGACCTCAAAAACTTTCTGCGTCCAGCCCATATGGTCAAGCGACAACATAACATTGTCACCAACCTTGAGATCAAGCGCGCGCAATCCAAAAGCACCAGTGATAGTAATTTGCTGTCTGTTTCTGCGAAGGAATGTCTTTGAAATCCTGCGCGCCATTATCTCTGTGTCGGTGAACAGGAAGCTAAGTTCTGTCGCTGATCGAATGTCATTATCTTCTGCCAAGAAAAGACCAGCAGAAACTTCCTCATAGTCATCTGGCTGATAGTCTGTTGCAGCACCCTTATACTGTCCGCGAACAGCATTAAAGTTATCCCTGCGGCTATGCCGAGTTGCGATTTGAAGTTCGCTGCGCAGATCATTCTCATCCAAGGTCAGAGTTGGCGCGCGATACTCCGCAGCCAGAACCGACCATTGGCCCGCGTAGTTCCAGAATATACCGCCCATTGATGATAGAAGGTTTCTGATAATTCCTTCTGGGTCAGCATCCAAAGTGAATGATCCGTTGCAAGTGTAAATAGGCGCGCCCAATACGATTGCATCACAGGCATCGGCTGCATCTTCAAACAATGTCTGATTGATGTTTCCTGCCGTTTCTTGCAAACCATACTCAGAAACAAGATAATCATAAATGCACAAGGCAGGATTGTTTGACCAAGCCGTTGTTGATATGCGCGGATCAAATATTTTCTTACCTTTGGTCTTGGCCGTAACAAGCGGAACGCCTGCTTGAAACGCATCGGCCCCTGCATCCTCAAATCTCACATAAAGGTAAGCAATACCACGCGCGCGGTGGTTATTTGTCCACTCAATCACCTCAGAAACAAGATCATCATCAGCCAACTGGTCATCAGTTCCCAAGTATTGCTTAATGCGAACCTTTCCAACATACTGGCTTGGTGCTGTTACATCGCCGTTTTCGTCTATAGTGACTTCATCATCATTTAGATAAATTGCCTCATAGCTTTCAATCTCATGCCCAGCAAAAGCGATCAGGCGATGCAATCTGTCATTTGTTGATGTCCCAGTTGTAAGCGTTTGGTAAAACACAGCGCCGCCAATGCGGGTTTCGCCATAGATGATTTGATGCGGCAGGGCCGTGCCAAGTTGGTTTACGTTTTGATAACCACGACTTACTTCTGGCGCTTTAATTGATGATGACGAAAGTGCATTCAAAGCATAACCAAGCGCCGCACGAACAGCAAATGTAGCGCCAACAGCGGCAAGACCGCTCAAGCCAAGAAACGAAAAAGCAGCAATACCGCCAGCAGTGGTGGCAACGCTAATGCCAGTTGAAATTAAAGCAACAGCCGCGCTAAATGGATCAGCAATCGCAGGAGATGCCATCATAGCCAATGCGGAGCAGCTTAAAAACAGAAGCGCCTTCATGTTAAATACTCCAATACATATCGCTATGCTCAACATCGAATGGCTGCAAACCGCTTTCCTCTGTCAGGAATAGATTAAAGCCCATGAAGTGAATACCATACAAATGACCAAAAAGCCCGCCTATTGGCTTTGCAACGACAAAACCAGTTCTAGGATGTAAAGTAATCTCTCGCTGTAAGAAGCTATCAAACACATCAGTCAGACTTTCATAACCTATCTGCTTTGCCTTTTTCTTGTATTCTTTATAACATGATTTTGCATTTTCATGACCGACAAACCAAGACACTGGCGCTATCTCAAGATCAAGGTATCCCATAACAAATGACATGCAGTTGTTATTGGCCCAGCTAAATGGAACACCATCGTGTTGCTTGATGTATTCTTTTAACTTGGTCGCCATGAGAGGTTCTCACTTTGCAGCCTTGTCACAAACTCAAACGCAAGATCGCCTGCATATCTGGATTGTTGATCCGCATCGGTATAGCGGCGAATGCGTGGGCGGCCCAAATCAACCAAACGACTTTCAACGTCCAGCGAAATTGTAGCACTTTCAGCACCAAATGAGATGTTCATCTGATCCATCTCACCAGTGAAAACTGTTACTGCTGATTTTACGCCAGACACATCAACGCCGAATTTAACCGCAACCTTTCTGGCCTGATAAGGCTCAGACAGTGCCAAGCTGACCAAGTTACTTGGAATGCCGCTCAATGTCAGTGTAGCGCCATATGCTGCAATGTCTGAACTCTCCCTGACCTCAGACAACTGAAGTAACGTGCCTGCACCAGTGTAAGTATTTCCGTCCAATGAAAGTTCGCCCAAGCCGTTCCAAAAGTATAACTCATTCGGGCTATCGAACAGCAAATCACACGCCCAAAAGACGTTGATTTCATCATCATCAAGCGCATTGGCAATGGCTGTTGCTAGATCGCGGCTCATACCACTGCAACCCCGCTAAAGTTAATGCCATAGATTGATGCCTCGTTGGCCGACCAAGTGCTGACATTGCTAGACAAACGAAATGCACCCTGCGGATTTGAGACAATCACTGACTGATTGTTTGCAGGTGCGGTCGTGATGTTAGGCCACAGGCTAAGTGTTGCCTGACCGCTGCCGTTGGTGTTCACGTTATCTTTAACCATAAACAAACGCGCATCAGCGCCAGTGCCAAGCTGAATGTAATCGCCAGCCTTGAGCCAGTTTGTTGTGTTGGTCGTGCAGCCGTCAATGCTTAGGCTTGATCCAGTCTGGCTTGATCCATTCACGCGAGGTGTGCCGCCCGCGGAGCCCTGCGGAGTGCATCCAAGTGGATCGCTCATCGTGAATGTGTTGAGCGCGCCATCTAGTTTAGCAAGCCATGCAAGCCACATTCTGGCATCAGAATGACGCATTGGCCTCAAATTTACATCAATCTCCCACCTGCGTCCCGCATGGTTTATGACCTGCTGCTGAAACGTGAATGGCGATGTGGTGATGAAGTTCTGCGATGACATTCTCAATGTCGCACTTCTGATGTGACTTTGATTTGGAATTACATAGTTTGTCATCTGAACACCCTCGCAACAGAACCACCGCGCTGCACGCTTTCAA